TCCCTAACTTCATCCGCCTCGATTGATTCGAGCGTGAAGGAAGGGGGAAGAGCTGCGGAGGTCGCGGTAAAATTCCGGACCTGGTGCAATTTCGTGCCAGACCATGACTCTGAAGCAGAGACATGGTTTGGTCAGAAATACCTGCTGAGAGCAGGTATTCCTAGGTGGCAGACGATGTGCAGAGAAGCCCCTGTACACCGTCCCCAAGATGTTTTCGGCGAAAGCGCGGAAAACATGATTCTCGATTTTGATAATTTCAAATACGAGGATCCGCTGTACGGTCTCGACTCCGTAACTGGTTACCAGCTACTACAGTGGTCGATTGAAGAGGGAATTGCAAATCAATGTTTGCAAGGAACCCCGTACAAGTCGGAGGATCAGCTCAGAACTGGTCCTATTGCACCGTCAATTAAGGCAAGTGCAATTGGTGAGCCGGGAGCAAAGTCCCGGGTTGTTACCGTCGGAGAGGATTGGTTAACAATCTTTCTCCAACCGTTTAGCCACCACCTATTAGGTATGGCAAAACTCCATCCATCAGTTACGGCTGGCCTCACTCGAGGCTGGCAGCTGTATGAATGGGTGAAAAGACTACGCAATGCGGGTCCTGTCACGAACCAGAGCACCTACTTCTTAAGTAGTGATCTTACCACGGCGACAGATTTCTGTACGCACGAGTATTCGGCCGAAATGGTCGAAGGTTACATGAAGGGGTTGGGAGAAACTTCCAACTACCTTCTGACGTCTTCTAGACTTTTAAATTCGTCAAGACGTTATGAGAATGGTCTCGGTGAATTCCGAGACGCTCTCACCACCAGGGGCATCCTTATGGGTGATCCTGGTGCAAAGTTGGTTCTCACTCTGCACAATATTTGTGCAGAGTGGGAAGCCTTCTTCAGATCCGAGATGGGTTTACTCGGGGCGTCAGACGATGAGTTTTACTCACGTCTGCGCGCAGGAAAGGGAGCCGCCACACGTAAGTGGAGGCACTTTGCCTGCTCTGGGGATGACCATATTGGTCAAGGCCCAAAGAGGTACCTCCAGCGTATCACGCTGAACCATGGGTTAAACGGCATGGCCGTGTCATGGTCCCAGAACTTCTTAAGTACTAGGGGTGCCTTCTACTGCGAAGAGATGCTCTTGACAGTAGGTCTAGATAAACAGTTTATATGGGGAGTCGAAACTCCCTTGCACAAACGCCCGTATCTAGAACAACCTCACATCGATGCGATGAAAGTCAGGTTGTTTTCCCCTTGCG